TGCGATTGCCTAGCTTGCCCGCAGGTATTGTTCTTGGCATGCTCCAAGTCACGCCGTCAATGCTGTACGAGGTGGAAACCTTGGCATCGTAGGCAAAATCAACCATACCAACAAGTGCCGACATTTCTAGCCGCGTGAACATTGCGCCCGCCGTCTTGTTGTAAATCACCCCCGTTGACAATTCCCAGCGAACGGGATTGCCCCAGTGGTGCGAAACATCAGGCGACAAGTAGCCAATTTGCTCACCTGACGGACTGCCAGCGTGCCACTTACCATCAAGCCACACAAAGTTTCTCGCGAGATATTGCGAAAATCCATCAAGAGTAGACGTAAGCACGTGCCACACTGGCTGCTCCATGGCCTCGGATGCCGCGTAATCGAACACAAGCGACCTGTCAGGCAAATGCACGTAAATGAACTGGTGTGACTCGTCTAGCCGAGCTTCAACTTGCACAGTTGGCCAATTGCCAGACGGCACAGCGTTCAGCATTTTGTCAATGTCTGGCGTTGATATTTTCTTAGCCTGTGCGTTTTTCATGACGTACACGCCAAGCGACTCATTGCGCCCACCACCGACAAAAGCAAGCGAGTCAGTAAACACGCAAACAGCTTTTGTGCCAATTGCACCTTTATTGACCATTGCGCCTTCAACGCGCTGAAACGGAAATAGCTCGCCGCCTACGTTGTCAAACGCTTCAATGGAAAACCGATTGATCGCATATAGCTCGGTGCGAATTCGCTTTACCGCCACCACCGGGTCAGGGTCTGATTCTGAACTACCGTATTTCAATGGGTTGACAGAAAACGGGTCGTTTAGCTCTGTGACGATTAGGCTTGTGCCGTCGGTGAAAAGAAAATAGCCATCAATCCAGCAACCATCAATCACGGCTCCTAAATCAGGGTCTGTGATTTGCGTGAGTGCCGCGCCGTCCCAGTAGTAGGCGCGACCACCTGACACAATCACCATGCGGTCAAACCCATAATCAAGCGTTGCAGTTTGCCCACCGCTAACATTGCCCACGACAGAACCATCGCCACGAATCAGAGAACCCCCTGAAACGCGATATTGAACCCCATTCCAGACGATTGCCGCCTTGTCAACCCCTTGGCCTGTAGCGGTCTGAATCAAGCCCTCAGCAGGGCGCAAAAAGCCATTGCTTATGCCGCTAGCTTTGGGTGTTGGGATCAGGTTTACCGGGTAGGCTGGCTGTAGCTGATTGCCCGCCCGGTAAATGCCCGCGATGATTGGGATTTGCATTAGGAAATGCGATACCACGAATTGGTTGGCTGATAAAAGCGCAACCGAAACCCCGAATCTGCGCCTACGCTTGTGGGCGCCCCATACACCGCCGTTGCGCCGTTTAGCCCGGTTGTCAGTGTGGTTATTTGCTGCGTTGACGTAATCAACACTTCAGAGCCATCAAGCGTGGCTGTGTTGAGTGGCAATGTCACCGTGCCCGTGGCTAGTGTGCCCGCTGGTTGCAATAGTGCCCACGTTGACGTGCTACCGCTCGCAATAACGAGATTGAAGCCCGTGCCAGGCGTGGTGAACTGCACCGCAACATTGGGCGCGGCAAATGCCGATTGAAAGAATGCCAGCAACGTCGTGAGTGAGGCTTTGCGTGCGTCCCAGTTTTCACTCGAAAAAATGGCGATAAGGTCACTGCCGTTTAGCGTGCTGACGGACGAAAGTTGATTGATTTGCGCCATTACACAAACTCCAATGGTTGATCTGGCCCAGCGTCAATAACAGGGGCATTCTGAATGAATGGCCCACGGCCAAACATGAGCGGCCTATTCCCTGCGCCCAATGGCGTGCCGGGTCGATATGGGGCAATAGGCGGCACTGCAAAGCGGGCGCGAAGCGTTTGCAATGCCTGCGATGCGGCCTTCATTGTTGCGGGCATAACCTGCCTGCCGTATTGCGGCGCTAGCTTCAGCGCGAGATTGGAGCGAATGGCTTCATATGCCGCATCTGGCACGCTGGTTGCTTGTGAAATATCCGAATTGTCAGGGTCAGACAACGGATATGAAATTCGCACGCCTGACGCATTCCACTCAGCCATCATCGAATCGAGCAACCTAAGCGCGGATTCTTCTTGCTCGGGCGACAAGTCAAAAGAATACCGGGCTAACCCAATTTCTTCAAACGCGGCATCTATGAATTGCTTTTTGCTGTATCCCACTCGGTCACCTTTTCTCGTAGCATTTTGTCGCTGGTTCGACCGTCAAATTTAATGCCCGCAAGTGTTGCCAGCTTTTCAAGCTCTGAACGGGTTAGCGGGTTTTCGACATCTTCTTTTTGTGTTTCAGTTGCTTTTTTGTGCCTGTTATCAAACGCTTCGATTGCATCAGCTTGGCTTGTATGCCATCCGCTTGCAAGAAAATGTTCAAGCTCTTCATCGTTGTTGACCTGCCTGTAATCCCACCCGCCGCCATTGCGTTGGAAAGGGCCGTGACCACGATATACCAAATCTGGAAATTCCATGAAAATGGGGCCGGTTTCCCGGCCCTCCTTTGCTACGGTTGACTAAACATGATCAGCCCGGCCATTTCAGGCTGGGCGCAAACTACACCGAATGATGTATCAATCCGGTATTTTGACGTTTGAGTGTCAATGTCGTAGAACTTCTGCATTTGCAGCTCAACGCCTTGGTCAGTCGTCCCACTCATGACTGCAACGCCTTGATCGGTTGGCACTGCCAATTTACCTGGAAGCAACTCGTATGCATCACGATGCCAAAACGGGTTGACATACGCTGTAGCTGTGTTGAGCCAAGTAATTGCAGAAGTACCCGATTTTGTAGTGATGTTACAATTTTTGTACTGTTCACCAGCGCCGCTTGCAACCTGATTGGTAACCATTGGCGGTGAAATTACCATCGTAGTGCCGTTGGTAACGCTAATCACGCGGAACGTCTTCAGCTGCCCAGTTGCGCCCTTTGTGATTTGATGCACAGACTCAAGGGCCGCCACGGTGAAAGCATCACCAGCAGCTACGCCAGCCGTGCTTGACACAACAATTGATTGATATCGGTTGTCCACATTGATACGCCCGGTTAACGTCGCGTCGGTCGCTTTCGGCACGTAATAATTTAATGCGCCATCAAGGGTAGACATGGTGATTGCACCACCACCAGCCAAAGTTTTCCGATTTGCGTAATCAAGTTTTAGTGTGTCAAACGATGCAATTTGCCCAACAAACGCATTGCGATATGCATCAAGTGGCAAATTAGTCACGTTTTGACGGCCCGCCAAGTTGCTGGCCATGCCGTTGTAATCACGTGTAGACAGCGCCAAATAGCGAGAGTCAGCGGCAATGCCCTGCTCGTTCATGATTGCCTCGCATTGGGCTACATCGTCGAATCCAGTTGCAGCGGTCGTGCGTTTAACAAACAACGTGCCTTGGTTGGCCGCAAGATTCATGAGTGCAACGTTAATATCGGATGCCAGCCGCTGTTTTGCTGACTCGCCCAAACGCCCCTCTTGCAACTTGTCGCGCAATTCTTTTACGTTGAGTTTGAATGCAACAGTCTTTTGAAAACCAATTGTCGAAGGAACTGAAAGCTGCACAAAGTCTTTGTATTGCGCAGAAATTGACGTACCCACGGTCGAATCAATCGACGCGGCAATGTAGGGCTGTGGCCGCCAAATGATGTCCTGCGAACGCTCCATCTGTGTGGCATTCGTTGGGTACGTGTTAACCGCCTTGGACAAAACCAAAAGATCATTAAACCCTTCGAGGATTTGGTCAAAAGCGACCACTTCTTCTTTACTGAAACTATTAGCCATATGGCCTCCAAAAAATGAATGAATGACTTGCGTCTATTTACTCACCCCTTGAAGGCCGGGCGGATGCCTTATGCGCTGAATTTAATCAGGTGCGCAAATTCTACATCATTTTTTTTGCGATCGCAACCGCTCTGCCCTAACAGCTGCAAGTGCAGCGTCATAGTTACCATTTTGCTGCGCTTTTTGAACAGCAACGTCGATATTTTTGGGCGCAGCTCCGGCGCTAGAAGTGCGCTGCAGTCCAGCCTCGGGCGCTGGTTTGTTTTGTGTTGGCTTTTTCATTGATGCTTCCGTTTTGGTGATGAATTTGACAAGTTTCAAAGGGTCTTGAATTGCCGCCATTTGCATAAGCAGAGTTTCGTTTTTGGCAATTTCTGACACAAACCCGGCTGGGTTGTCGGCGTGCATCACAATGATTGCTTGCTGGTTTGTGTTGGTGATTGATTGCACAATCTCTTGAGCATCGGAGCCGTCAGCGCCAAGCTTGGCAATTTCCGCCTGGTACTTTTGAACCTGCCGCCCCCATTCCTCCTGGGATTGCTGTTGGCTTTGAATTTGTTGCTGCTTGGATTCTTTTATCTTGGACTGCTTTTCATTCCATTCAAGCAATTTTTCAGCATACGCGTCTTCGTCAAAACCAACGCTTTCAAGTGTTGGTTTAACAATTTCTGATGGCATTTGTGCGTCACGCTCTGCCAGCATTTGCCGCAATCGGCGATTATCCTCTGCTACTTTTTTTGCCCAGTCGCGCAGTGGCTTGGGGCCGTTGGCCTGAGGCGGATTAACCACTTCAGCAACATCAGCAACATTGTCGCCGTCATCATCTTGATTGACAACTTCATCAGTGTCCACTTCAGCATTGACGGCGTGACTTGGAGCATGCCAAGAACAATACCTGCGGGCAAGCTAGGCAATCGCAATCACCGCCTTGTGTGGCTTCAGCAAGGGTTCATGAAGAATTGGCGCATTCAGCGGTTCCAAGGGGACTCCTACGCACATATCACGCCAATAGCGATTGAAGCGCAAATAGAGCCTTTAGCATGGTAGCAAAACTCAGACTACAGCGCGATGAACTTGCAGCGTTTCTTGGCGACAGCAACAACGCTATCCGCCAGTTTGAAACGCTTTTCACCATTGCCGACAGCGTGGGCGTGACCGGAATGGATGACCTGCGGGCGTTCGTCACCGCCCTGAGTGCAGCGGCTGGGCAAGTCGCCGTGCCAGATGAAAGGCCACCAATTGCCGCTGTGACCGAAAGCGCAAACGATGTTCTGCCATTGGCCACCGTGCCAACGCAAAATGTGGACTTTCTCAAAATCAACCAAACGCCAACAGAGGCACAAAACCAAAAAATCAGATGGCGGCCAATTGACGGGGCGCTGGAGTACAACGCCAACAATACCCCTATCGGAATGGGGTTTGATGCAATGGTTTACGTGCGCAACAACACGGGCGCAACCATTACCAAAGGCACACCAGTAAAAATTGATACGACCATTAGCCAATTGCCTGCGGTATCGGCAGCCAGCAATTCAGGCCCAAATTCGTTCTTTGGTGTCATGGCCTCAGACATGCCCACGGCATCAAACGCATATGTTCAATGCTTGGGGCTTTTGCGCAATGTGGATACCACGGGTACACCTTACGGGGAGGTGTGGTCGCCAGGGCAGATTCTGTATCTTACAAGCGGCGGCGGCTTAACCAACGTCGAGCCAATTGCCCCCGCATACCGCGTCATTGTTGGCACGGTTGTAGAGACATCAGCTAACGGGTCAATCAACATCAACCCTAGCCAAGCGGCAAGCCTCAACCTGTTGGCCGATGTTTATGCTAACCCGTTTGCAATGTCGCAGCTTCTTATGTGGAATTCCACGGGTGGATTTTGGCAGCAAGGTGCAATTAACGCGGGTACAAGCATTCAACTCACCCCAGCCATTGGAATTTTGACTGTTGGCGTGACCAACGTCACAAACGATCAAACGGTGTTGATTCGCTCAAATGTAGCATTGGCCAATGGCGCAGGTGCAATGCTTGGCACATTGACAAATTCGCCCGTCGCTGGCCCGCCAACAAAATGGGTCACAATTGACGACAATGGAACACCCAGACAAGTACCAGCGTGGTAAATCATGACAATCACAAACAGAACCCTAATAGAATCACAATTTGTGCCACTTGCCGCAACAGCGGCATACACATCGACACAATTGCGTTCAACCATTACGCAATGCTCTGTTTACAACAATAGCGCAAGCCCTGTAACGCTGACAATTTGGGCCGTGCCAAATGCTGGTGCCCCAGCAAACTCAAACATCATTTTTGTTGGCGCAATTCAAACGCAAGAAAGCAGGCAAATCACCCAGCTTTTGAATAGAGTCCTTGAGCAAAACGCATCAATTCACTGGCAGGCTAGCGCAGCTAGCGCAATATCTGCCAGCATGAGCGGGTTCGTTCAAACCTGATATAATTTGCGCACTGCGTATTTGGTAGCCAGTGCCAAAGAGGAAAACATGAACTGGCTACGCGCAAACCTTTTGGCATTACAACTTCCGGAACCCGCCATTGAATGGCTTGGCATGGTGTTTGATGCCGCCCAAACGCTAGACGACTTTGCAGACGGTGACGAAGTTCCCCGCAGTCGCCTAGACGTGTTGATATGGGATGCCCTCGTTGGTATGCCCGCAAATTCATTCTTCCAAGCCAACTGCCATACGCTTTTGCCCGTTATGGCCAATTGCATTTTGAAGTGGCAAGCATCCGATAAAGCCGAGAAAGCAAAGCGAGCAAGCCCCATG